GATTTTTTAAGTCTAAAACTATTGCCGATTTTCTTAGCGGATAACTCTCCCGCATTAATTAGTTTGTACAACAACTTCGTTGAGATTTTTAGAAAGTCTGCCGCTTCTTGTGCGGTTAATACTTCTTCTTCACTCATTCTGCTTCCTTTCTATTTTTAGTAAAACGTAATTCATATTCACGGTCACAATTAAGCGCAGGCGGAAAATTATTAGGGTTATCCTTAATCCAATCCCGCATGTTTGGTTCTGATATACGATGCTGAATTAAATGCCATGCATCATTTTCTTTGAGGTATTCTTCAAAGGGAGTCCAGTCGTTCACCCAGTATCTATCTTTAACAACGCGGGTAAGTAACCCATGTGTAGTTCTCAGGCTGGTTACGCCCTGCGCCTTACATAGTTCATGGATTTCGTTAGCAACTAACTCCTGTTGCTCTTTAAGTCTTGCATCTTCTTTAGCTACTTCGGAACGCTTTGCTTTAATTTTTGAATAGATTAAAGCCAGTTTGTCTGCTGTGATTTCACTCATTGAATTCTCCTTTAGTAACGAGCAGGGTTCAATCTTATATGTATTTTATAACCCTGTCAAGCATATTCTAATACATTCGTGTACTTACATTTGTAATACCTCTCGGTACATACTAATTAAACTTGCATGGCTCTCAACCCGTTTATCTAACATGTCATACATTTTCTCCTCTACAGGGCTACCTTGAATCATAAAGATTGTTACTTTTGTATCTTGCCCATTACGATGGGCGCGTGAGTTAGCTTGTAAAAATGTCTCGACTGATGATGTCGGACCAAACCAAATAACTGATGATGCCGCAGTCAAAGTAATACCATGTGATGCCGCCTGTGGTTGGATGACTATTACTCTAGTATCAGGACTGTCTTGGAAATCCTTAATAATATCGCCACGTTTAGCGGGGCTCACATCCCCATGTATATATGATGTTTTAATCCCACGAGCATCTAAGTGGTCGCGTATCATTTCAATCGTATGCCTGAATGGTGCAAAGACAATTGTCTTTTTACTTGCCTCGTCAATAATCTCATCCATCACGTTTAGTCGGTTAGATGCATCAAAGCGTAGCACTTCTCCAGTATCCGAATAGACTGCGCCACATGAGATTTGTAATAACTTATTAAGGTTAGCCGCCGCGTGGACTGCACTAACTTCTTCTCCTGCCGCTTGCATCAACATGTCTTTTTTCATCTTGCGATAGTATGAAAGTTGTTGTGCGGTTAACTCCACGTCACGTCGGGTAAACAACATCTCAGGTAAGTCAAGGCATTGGTCTTTGGTAAATCTAATGGCTGGCTGCAATGCGTTAAATACAATATCTTTAGCCTGTGGGCGCGGCACCCATTTAAACTGGGTTACCTTTTGCATTACCATGTCTTTCCATTGGGTAAAGTATTTAGGCACTCTATCGGGGCTGACTAACTTAGCTAACCCATAAGCATCTTCGGGGGATTGCGCCGCAGGCGTACCTGTCATCATCCATAGCTTTGGTTTAGTGGTGTTCATAATTTTACTAAACGCTTTCCATCTACGGGTTGACACAGACTTAAAGTTATTAGCTTCATCAACGATGATTAGGTCAAACCCTCCTGCAATAATCTCATCCATAACAATCTCAATACCGTCATAGTTAATTATCACAAACTCAGCATCTGACTGAATCACGCGTTTGCGTACATCTTTAACCCCATGAGCGATACCAATCTTACGATGCATGACTGAACGGGCTAAATCTTCTTTCCATGCCGCATGCATAATAGAAATTGGGCATATAACAAGTACGCGTTTAACTTCGCCAAGCGTCATTAGATAATCAGCCGCCCATGCCGCGGAGCAAGTTTTGCCTGTGCCTTGTTCAGATAATAGAAAGCATCGGTCATGGGTAGTAAGGAATTCAGCGGTTGTGGCTTGATGCGCCATTGGCTTGTAGATACCTGTCCAATCATATTTTAATGGCGCAGGCGGGATGGTTTTAAACCCAAGTGAATGAAGGGCACGAACTTCTTCGCGCCCCCAGTAAACTAATACCTCATCAATATCGGTATTTTCTATTCTCCCCACTAACTTACTCTTAGGGATTGTGTTTAATATTGTGCTAGTTAATCTAGTTCTTAGCTTTAGTGCTTTTCCGTTTAGAACTTCCATGTGCATTATCCGCTTGGTTTGCGCTAGGGTCACGTAGTCGGAGATTCCCCGAAGATGTTTTACCACCAGCACGAATTGGTTTTATGTGGTCGATATCTTTACCTTTACGGTCAATACCTTTTTTATCGTATTCACGTCTAGCTTTCTGACGTTCTAGTTGGTCTTTTGTTTCGCCTCTAGTCTTTTGTAATTCGTATTGTTTCTTCCAATATTCAGGGGGAAGCGGTCCTTTTTTTCTAGGCATGATTATTTCCTTTTTGGTCGCCAGTACTCACAGGTTTTATGCGGACACCAGCTACACAACCCACTTGGATTTGGGTTCCATACACCTACATCCGCGCATGATATGATTTTATCGCGTTTCGCCATCCATTGCTGAAGTAATTGATTAAATTCACTTCGATGGTATTCACGCTTAACTAACACATCATGAAGCATAAAGATTAATGCACCTTTAACTGTCATGACCGCAGGGAATTTAGCAAACACCATGAGTGCCATAAGCTCTAACTGCTTCGGTTCGGGGTATGTTGCTTTGCCTGTCTTATAATCAATAACACGAGCAGTACTACCATGAACAATAACCAAGTCAGCAATCCCGCGAAAAATACCATCATCACTGTCAAAGGGAACATACTGCCCACTGTTACCAACAGCCATTTCAAGTTCACAATATTTGTCTCCAGGGTATGCGTTTAATTTATCTAGCATGGGCTTGAATCGTGCGTGACCACCCAAGTCCTTACCATTTTTAATGTATTCTTCACAAGCTAAATGCACTTCTTTACCGTATAAAGTGGCGGTTGAGTCCTCTACAGGATATGCTTTGAGAACTCGAACTTGATAATACTTGCGAGGGCAGTTATCAAATTCTTTCATACCACTAAACGATAATCTCATTTACTTCGCATCTCCATAGCTATCTGCAACCCCACCTTCACCATCAAGCGGTAAATCAGGTGCCCATGCTGGCGGGGTTCTCATCAATGTTAATAGTTCTTCTAATGCTTTTTCAGCCGCGTCTTCTTCTACAAGTAACAGCACCTCATCGTGGACTGTCCCAACAACATGATACTTCTTACTTACCTCTAGAATAATCTCAGCCATAATATCACGAGCAAGGGACTGAGTGCAACGCTGAAAAACTTTAGAACCATAAACTTTATCGCGACCATTGCGCTGTGCATAAGTTATCTCTGACTTACCTGTATCTTTGTTAACAGTACGCTTTAAGTCGGGGTATGTCATGACCAAGCCATTAGGCTTTAATAATCCTTTGTCAGTTACTTTGATGACACCGTTCTTGCAGAACTCACGTGTTTGTTTTTTGAGTAGCGCGTCAAGGACACTGGTACCCTCGTTCCATGTATTAACAACATGAGCATAGCCTGTGCGGTATAGAGTAGTTAACCCTTTAGCTTCATCCTCGCTAACTGTTTGTGCGCCCTTGCTTTGGATACGGATGGTGCTTTGTAACTTTGCCGCGCCTGTGCCATAAATCAATGATAGCGATGCACACTTACCTACAAATCGTTTAGGGTCTGACTTACCAATCGTGTTGTATTCAATCTTATACGCTTGTGATGCAAAGTCACGATACAAGTCAATGCCCTCGCGAATTAACTCTAGCTTATCTTCCTGTCCTGCAAGCCATAGCCCTAGTCGCAACTCAATGTTACTCAAGTCAGCTACTACCAGCTTGTATCCTTTGGGCGCGTGGATGGCGAATCGTAAGGCATCGGTTGCTTTAGGTTTCTTTGGGTCAATGCGGGAGAGGTTCTGCGGGTTAACGTCAAAGCCCGACCACCGATGGGTAACACACGCCCCACTATATTTAAGCGGGAACGGAAAGGTCCCTCTCTCAGCAATAGACAAGAATGCTTCCGAACGAGTGATACCGATAGTAGACTTAAACCCCATGCGAGCTGCGAAAAGAGCCTGAATGATTGGGTTAGGGTGTTCTTCGAGGGACGTAAACTCTTCATCCGTTTTTGCGAATGCGTAAGTTTCTTTGCCCGTGGTCGGGCTAATTTTCCGTGGCGGCTCAACTCCATTCTCCTTAAGTAGTTTAGCAAACTGTTCATTGCTCATGAGTTGTTTCTGTAGGGTTTCCTCAGTCTTAACTCCGAGTTCATTCATTAGCTTTAACATCAGGCTACGTCGTTCCAGCGCGATGTCATACAAGGCTTTTTCTAGTAGCTTCTTGTCTAGCTTGAGTGCAGGCTCGGTGTACATACGCACAGTCAAGTCAATGAGTTTCAATTCTTTCTTAGGGAAAGCTGGCATCATCTTGGTAAGTAGTGTGTAGGTTAACTCCACGTCATTGATACAGTATCCACCATATGCATCTATCTCAGCCT